GTAGTTACTACCGACGCTGTAACAAAATAAGCCGGAATAGTTTCTTGTGCAGTTAATGTAAGTGTAAATCCACTTAAATCTCCCATCGCTGCTCCGGATACAATAGTACCACCCGAAACTTCAGCACCGTGTACGGCACCTACAAGTAGGTAGTTTCCATTATAGTCCTCAAGAAACACGTGAGGTCTTGCTTTAACGATTAATTTAATTGATTCTTGAGTTTCTACATCTAACTTGGTTAAAGTTAAATTAAGAGCTTGCTCATAGAATGAAGTTCCATTTTCCGTTGAAGCTGTTATTGTTTGTTCTAGTGAAGAGTTTCCTTTTAAATCGTATTGAAATAGAGCAGGAGATCCGCTGATTGAGTCTACGTTCCCATTAGTAACTGTTAAAGTTCCTAGAGTACCATAATCTGCAAACCAAACAGCCTTTAATCCACCTACTGAATCTCTACACGGTAAAGATCTTCCTGTTGTTAATGTACAAGCCATATTTTAGGTATTAAAAAAGGGCAAGTGAGCCTTGGCTTACCCACCCTTTAAAGTTAAAACTATTTAATTATGCTGTGTAATAAACGATCTCAGAACCGATTCCGTATTGTACAGAAGCAGTAAATCTCATAATTACTCTAGCGTTTTGCGAACCATCAAGGTCAGCCATATCAAGAACTTTAACCTCGTTCATATCTGAGATTAATCCTGTACCAAAGTATAGGTTGCTTTTTTCAGCAGCCATTGCTTTGTTATCTGCAAGACCATTAGCAACAAAGAGTTTAACACCATCAAATGTTAATGCTCCGTTGTTCCACCATTGAGTCCCTTGTGCGTTTGTACCGTTTGCTCCTAAGCCACTTGCTCCAAAACCACCTAATGCTCTTACATAAGCTCTTGCGATGTTTTGTGAAATATAAATGTGCATATCCTCGTTCCCGTAAAGAGCAGATGGAATTACATCTACTATTTTACCAAGCTCATCTACTACGTTAGCAGCTGTTACAGTTGTTCCGGTTACATCTATTACGTCTGAATCAGCAGCAGCAAGTGTAGTAAATCCGTCAAACTCTCCCGCAGTTGCGTTAGTTCCACCCCAAATATTTTGCTCAGTTTTCTCAGCAACTTTACCCGCTACGTGACCTAAAAGGAAGTCAGCGAATGTTGGAGGTAATGAATCAAAAGCAGAAATTCCTTGTTGAACTGCTTCCCAATCGTTATTGAAGTCAGACTTACAAAGCTCAAGGTTTACTTGGAACTCTTCTGGTTGAATGATTCTCTCAGTTAAAGTTAAAGTCCCAGCATCTGTAAAATCACAAGAAGCGTTTCCAATGATACCGCTTGTTGCAACTTTTTTAATGACCTCTTTATACTTTACATTTGGCTTTACAGTAATCCCTCCATTTGCGATGGTAGATCCTTCAAGCAAGGCAGCAGAAATGTACTCTTTGGCAAATTCCCCTGCGTACGTTGTTGTAATACTTGGTGTTGGCATTTTCTTAAAATTTAATTTTTGTTAAAAAGTCTATTCATTACTCGTTCAGACGTTGTTGTCGGTCTGTTTTGCGATATTTTATTCATTTTAACATCCGGTTTCGCTTCCGGATTGTGTTTAATTGCTTTAGCTGCAGGAGTGTTAGAAAGCTCTTCACGTACTTGCTCTTCAATTTCTTGCTTTGCAAGGTCTTCGCCTTTCATTTTTCCTAATTCATCCTTTACATAGCCTAATTCTTCTTTCATCTCTTCGATCAAAGGACTTACTGCTTGTACTACCGCATCAACAATTTTGTTCATTTCTTCATCGTGACCTTCTTTGTGTTCTAGATCAACGTCTTGTGGAGCTTCTTCCGAAAGCTCTTCTGTTTTTTCTGAATCTTCTTTGGCTTTAGATTTTTTTGCTTTTTTAGGCTCTTCTGCTACAACTTTATTGTCTCCTGTAGCAACTTGCTCTAATGCAACGTCTTCTGAAAGTTCTTCAGTCATCTCTGCATCCTCTTCTGCTTTTGGCTCTCCAATAGATCCGATGATACCATCGTCTTCTATGATTAGAGTTTTACCATCTTCGAGTTTATAATCTCCGATTGGTAAAGGCACCTTCTCATCTTCTGTAACGATGAAAACGCTTTCGCCTTCTGCAAATGATTCCGCTTCGATGATAGTTCCGTTTTCTAACTTCATTTCCTCAAGCTGTACTTTAGCTTGTAGCAACGTTGTTATTTTGGTTAACATCTCGCTTGGTTTCATATATAATTATTTTTTTAGTGATTACACTACTGTAATAACGCTATATAAAAAAAATTTGCATTTTTAATCGCCTGAATCTGGAAATAAGTCTCCGTAAACCATTCCTATTCCTTGCGCGTGTAAAGAACCATCGCAGCATTTTCTTGAATACGTTTCGGTTTCCCAACAAAGGCAACCTCTTCTCGAGTCTCTTGGACTTGTTTTGCTTGGTATTTTATTATCTTTACTCAAAAGTTTTCATTTTATTTATTGCCCAATTAATTCCGGAGGTTCCACCCCAACAATCCCACATAAGACCTCCACATCCTTCATCGTATGGAATATCTTTATGTTGTTGATGTCTATTAAAAGAAGCCATTCTTGCTATTGTGTCTCGACTTATTTTATCTTTATTGGCTAATTGTCTAGCACGAGTCCAACCTACTTTAGTTCCGCACTTAGCTTTGTTCTCCTCTTTATATTTTATTGCTCTTTTTGCATTATTGCTAGCTGAATCTGGATAATCGTTAAAGCTTTCTAGTTGATACATTATCATATCCTTTTTTATTTCTAGCAGATCTAAGCCTATGGAAATTTCTTTTGATAGATCCTCTTCGATTTGTTCTTTAGGTCGTTCTGCTTTGTCTGCAAAGAATCCTTCAATAGAGAATCCCTTCACTACTCCTGTCTTTACAAACTCTTTCCATATTTTTTCGTTGTTTACTTTTATAGATCCTGCCCAAGTTCCTACCGGTAAGTTCATACCGTAAAATGCAGTTTTATCTTTTTTGGAATCTTCTACAATCCAACTTTCTACTAAAGACAATCCGTGTATTTTTTCAAAGTGTTCGTATGTAGCGTTGCTTTGATTTCCTTTCATAAGATATAACTCGGATGCTTTTCTTACAGTATCCTTAGTGAAGTAAATATAATACTCCTCTTCATTTTCTTTTCTGTATATAGGCTTATTAGGAACTAAAATAGCTCCCATTAAAAGTTTCTTTTCTGTGTCTACTTCTGCAAAACGATATTCTTTTGTTTTGTTTAATGCTATAAAATTCTCTTCGATTGCCGGATGTTCTACAATAGAGATAGCATCTATTCCACTAAACTCATCTGTTTCATCTATAATTAACTCAACTATTTTCATATCTATTTAACGTTTATTTTTTATTATTTGCATTATCCAATACTAGCTGACTCTATAATATTTCGATCTAAAGCTTGAGCAGAAGATACATCGTTTGAAACGACATAAGCTTTTTGTGGTTTTTTATTTTGCTCTCCTATCATTCCTGCCAATTGATTTGTAGGACTAGAACCTACTACATTAAAAGAGGGTGGACTTGAAACACTTAATCTTGAGCCGCTCATTGAACCGGATGGACTTTCGGGATTAACTGCTGTGATATCTTTTACAGTTTTAAATCCTGTCGCTAATACTCCGGCTATACTTACAGCCTTTTGAATAGTTCCGAATGGCTCGGGTACAACCGAAGGTGCAGCCAGAACTTGCGTAACTCCTAAATAAGTATTCATTATAGCTTGAGCAATCGCAGCTGCTTTTCCTGCTTTAGAATTTTTACCTAATAAATCTGCAACTGCTCCGAACGCACTTGAGACAATAGCAATCTTTTGTTGTGCTAAAAGTTTTTCAGCTTCTAAACCTTGTTTATCTAAATCTGATTCTCTTTGTCTATAATCCTCACTTAGACGTAACTTTTCTGCTTGAGCATCTGCATAAGCTTGAGTACCGATTGTAGCAGCATCAATTTGACCTTGTACTCTTTGTAATTCTATTTGCTTTTCTAATGTTAAAGCATCTTTTAATTTTTGGATCCTATTAACCTCTATAAGCTCTTGTTCAGCTCCAAATGTAGCTCTAGATATAGCAACCTCGTTTTCGGTCTCTTGTGTCGTTTTTAATAGATCTAACTCTTCTTTTCTTAATGCGTTTACATTTGTTTTTTGTTCAGATTGTAATCCGGTAAGCTTTGCATCAATGGCAATCATTTCTGTATTTAAAGAATACAACTCGTTTGTCAATTCTACACTTTCTCCCTCAGCTTTTATACGAGCATTTATGGCATTTATTCTAGCTTTTACAGTTGCCTTTTCTGCATCTCCTTGTTCTTTAAGAACCTTACCTAGTTCCTCATTGGCTAGTATTCTATCAGATATTGATTTACTATCATCGTCTCTGATTTGTCTTTGCACTTCTGCTTCTCTGTCAAATTGCTCAACTAATCTTTGTTGTTGTAAAGCTAATAACTCATAATTCTTTTCGTTCTCTATAATAGTTTTTGCTTGACTTGCAGCTCTTTTAACGTCTATTTTTCCTATTGCATCTGCACTAGCTTCGGCAATTCCTTGAGCTAAAGTGCCAACCTCTCCTACAGCTTCGACAAAACTATCTTTTACATCTCCGGCTGCCGTTGTTATTCTTTCTCCGGTAATTTCTAATGAGGCATTTGTGTCATCAATAGCAGATTGTAACTCTCCTATTCTCTCGACATTATTTGGATCCGTAAACTTCGTCCAAGCTAATTGTGCTTTTTGAAACCCTAATACAACCCCTTGTATACCTCCTACGAGAAGATTAATTCCTAAAGATAGAGAACCTCCAATAAGTTTTCCAAGAGCGTCAAAGCCTCCTGTAAGGTCTGAGACTCTCTTAAACATATCTACAAAAACGCCACTAACTTGAGTCAATACTATTTGAATCGTTTTAAATATTGTATTTACCCCATCTGCAACTTCTCCATTTTTCATCATAACTTCCGAGAGTGCATCAACTCCTTTCATTATTAATCCAAATCCGGCTGCCTTCATAGCTAATCCGATTCCCTTAAAACCGTTTGCAGTTTTGATTAGAGTTTGATTTAAAACACCTTGCTCTTTAGCTTGAGCTTTTGCTGCCTTTTTAACCTCTTCCATTTCTTTTCGCATAGCTTCTTGAGAAGAGAGAGCATCGTTTAATCTATGGTTTAATTCCCATAACTCATCTTTAGCTTGTTTTACATCGGCTCTTAGTTTTAGCGTTTCTGTAACCATTACTTTCTTTTTATTTGTTTTTTAACTTCTGCAAAAGACATAGGCATTTTATACTTTCCTAAAGCTATGTCAATGTTCGTTCCTTTTATATTTTCTTCATCTGCTATTTTTAATAGCTCTAATATATTTTCTATCATAATTATGGACATTCATAAATTTCTAAAACTTCTGCGTCATTTGTTCTTACTTGTACAATATAACCTACAATCACCTTTGTATTATCATTAGGATTAACTCTTGTTAAAAGAATAGTAGCAATTCCCGAACCCCAAGATCCAGGCCACGAACTTGCTCCTCCACTAAAATCACCTCCTATAATGCTTGAATTTCTTAACTTATCTCCAACAACAGGGTTATCTCCACTTCCATCGTGTTCTGTTT